TGAGAGTATTGGTAAACAGTTCCACCAGTTGCTTGTGCGCCTTCAAAGACTACATCAGCACCCAAAGCCGTTAATACTTCAGTTGTTGTTATGTCCCATGATGGGCCACCATTGGCTTTTTGATATGCACGAAATTCACTTTCGTACATGACTGCGCCTGTTGATTGAATTCTGATTTGCATTTTGTTTCCTTTAAGCAATAGCCCAATAGACGAATTGATCGCCATTTGCATTGATACCCGCAGGTGCAGTTGAACTGATCTCAAATCCTGCGCTGTAGGTGTCGATGTAATCAGTGTTGGTCACTTCAGCGGCAGTGCTGTTAAGCAACAGGTAAGGGTCGTTACCAGACACAATGCCTCTAGCCGTATCCCATACATAATAACCATAAGCGTAATCATTGACACCTACGTTTTTAATAAGTACAAACCTTGCACCAGCAGCAAAGCCACAATCTATTTGCTGAGTAGTTCCTGTTCCGGTGTAAGTTCCAACTTTAGAAACTCCAGCACAAGTTGCCGCCAAATAAGCAACATAAGTGCCGCCTGAAGCATTAACTGGTGAATTAACGCCAACTGTAAAAACAGAACTTGTTGGACTTGTGTTGTTAAAAAGTCCACTAGATGTAACTTTGTCGTTATCAGGCATTTGAACTGATTTAGTATTTCCTAAACCAGCAAAATAAAACTGCCACTGAGCAGTTGTATTTCTACGCTTAATAAGCATCATCTCAGGTACGGCCTGTAAGTTATGGCTAAACGTAGTAGCACTTCCCGTCCCTGTATAGCAAACCTCATCAAAGAAGCTAGGGGCACGGGCAAACATCCAATTTATATAGTTGTAAGCACTATTTGTGTAATCAAGATAGGCTGTTCCATAAGTAACCCCATCCATATTAAATGAACGGATGTAATAACCGGCAGTATTTCCTTCTGCGGCTGTACTTGATGGAGGTAGATACGCAGTACCTCCACGCAAGCGGTCATCAAACATACCAACAGCACCGCCAGCACCAGCCCTGCTTTGGAAAATAGATAAATCAGGAGGAAAACTTGCTCCAGAAATTACTTGTCCTGCTGTGTTAGTTCCAGCATAAGCGATAGGAGCAAACACACTAGTCCCACTCGTAGGCACTTTCATCGGGCCTCTACGAATGGCTATGTAGATGAATGTTTCTCCAGAGCCATTCCAGCCTCCATACGAAGGTAATGTAAACCCTGTTGCCGTAGGAATTATTGTGGACAAGCCATAATCCGCTTCGTCACCAGATGATTGAGCAGACAAAGCTACTGAACCTGTATTTGACATACCCCGCATTACGTCTTGAATAACCCAACCACCACCTGCTGAGCTAGTTTTCTTAATCATTATCCATTGTGGCTCAAACCCAAGAGTTACAGCATTACCTGCCGTGCCATTTCCCGTATAACTCCCACACGAAATTACATTGTCTGTTCCGCTTAGGCCAAAGCCTCCTGCGTTGCTTGCAAACAAATAAGCCACAAAATCAACACCAGAATCAAGCGCACCACCAGGAAAACTTATTGTGGTAGATGAGACATTTATCCAATCAGTTACAGTTTGTGCCGCAGTTGTATCATTTAATTGCAGAAGTCTATTTTTTGCTAGAAAACCACCGCCCTCTGTGCCAATGTGATACACCTTCCAGTCTTGAGAGCCACTTGTGCTTTTTACCATTACACAAGCAGGAGTTGAGCCAAGATTGTGTGAAATGTTTCCAGTATTAGGATTGCTTCCGGTGGTTGTAAAAGTTACGATGTCAAAGAACTTTGGTTGCTTGCGGAATGTCCATGAGACATAAGTAGCTCCTGCTCCGTTTACACTGCCAGAACCGCCTAATGAAAATCCATTTGCATTAAAAGAAGTAATCCGAGTTACGCTTGTTTGATAAGCATTTGTTGTGTCTGAATTAAGATAACTAGTATTGCCACCATTTGTTGTTGCTAAGTAATGATTACCAACCTCTGACCTACCTTTCATCCAAACCAAACCGCCCTTACCCGCCAAGTCAATGCCATTGGTGATAGTCTGTGTAGCATCATTACCCGTCCAGAGGTAACTACTGAATACGTCTTCGATGTAGTTAGGCACAACAGGAACACCACCACCAAAGGCATCGTAACTAGCCGCACCACTTGTTGCTTGTAATGGCATAGTGTTAAGCCTTAAATTGTGTGTTGCTTGCCAAGACTGTGAAAGTCGCACTAGCTGTCTTGATAATCAAATAACGATAAGAATCAATGCCACTAGCATTTCCCGCAGTTGGCGCACCACCTAGCCATCTAGTAGTGACTCCAGAAGTCGTACCATCAACTTGAACAGCAGAGTTATAGTAAGCAGTAGAGCCTTGAGTCACCAAGAAAGCCACAGTCATTGACTGACCTGTACTCATCAATGTATTCAATGAAGTACCGCTAGAGCCTCTAAAGTTAACTGTCCAGTTAGCACTTGCGTTACTTGTGTAATACAGAACAGACTGAGTGGTAATGTCGTAAGCAATCGTGCCAGTAGCCGCAGTTGCTGATACAGTTGCTACCTCTGCTGCATCGTTTAGGACAATGGCTGTTGCTGATGAAGTACCTGTAAAGGTTTGTGTACCAGTAAAGCTGTTGGCGACATTGACAACAGGAATATTAGCCCCTGCTAGAGTAGATGCACCTGTACCACCATTAGCGATAGGAAGTGTTCCTGTTACACCAGTACCCAAAGGAAGACCTGTAGCATTGGTTAAAACGCCACTAGCAGGTGTACCCAACTGAGGAGTTGTCAGGACAGGGCTTGTCAGGGTCTTGTTTGTCAGGGTTTCTGTGCCTGTCAAGGTAGCAAATGAACCTGCTGTAAACGCTGCGGCTGTCCAAGTTGAACCTGTCCACACGAATAAGTTATTAGTGGATGTGTTCCAGTACAAAGCACCTGTGAGCAAAGCGTTACCATCGTTGTCTACAGATGGTGCAGATGCTTTAGAACCTAAGTATCGGTCATCAAAGTCATCGTAAGTGGCAGCAGCAGCCGTAGCACTAGCCGCAGATGCCGTTGCGCTTGTAGATGCGTTTCCTGCGCTTGTAGAGGCATTGGATGCACTCGTTGAAGCATTGGAGGCTGATGTAGCAGCAGCAGCAGCACTTGTCGCAGCAGAAGTTGCACTTCCCAAGATGCCATCAACATAAGTCTTAGTGGTAGCGTCTTGAGCATTGGTAGGGTCACCCAATCCTGTAATCTTAGACGTACCCATCGCAATAGCACCCGACATCGTGCCACCAGTAGTAGATAACTTAGCACTTAAAGAAGTATCAACTTCAGTCTTTGTGTAAGCATCTGTGATACCGAAACCAGAGATAGTCGTAGGATTAGTACCTGCTGTAATGCGCCCATAAATGTCAACAGTTACAGACTTGTATGTACTAGCAGTAACACCAGTTGCAGCCAAGTCAATCTCGTCAGCACCAACAACAATTCGTGCGCTTGATGCCGTGTTCACGTTAAGCGTGTTACCTGTCTTGCTCATGCCTGTGCCAGCAGTAACCTGACCCGCACCTGAGAATTGAGCAAAAGTAATTGATGTACTACCTAAAGTACCGCTTGTTGGAATAGTACAAATAAAGCCGTTATTAGCGTTTACTGTACCGCCCTCAACAAAGGTGTAAGCAGCTACCAACTCAGCATAAGTATCAGCGTCTGTTGTTCTAGTCCATGAACCTGATGCACACAAGTAAATACCATTGTTAGCAGCAGTAGATTGGTCTTTAACCAATACTCGGTCACCTGCAATAACAGAAACTCCGTCTATGGTCTGTGCAGCAGATAACGTAATGTTAGCTGTCGTAGCCGCAACCACAGACGCTTTAGCATCAATACCTTGGGCAATAGCATCTACATAAGACTTTGTTACTGCATCAGCATCAGCCGTAGGAGTACCAAGACCTGTAATTTTGTTTGTACCCATAGCTAAAGCACCAGACAGAGTGCCACCAGTTAGATTCAGCTTCAAAGCGTCAGCAGTATCTACATAACCTTTGGTAGCAGCGTCTGAGGAATTGGTAGGTGTAGCAAGACCAGTAATAGTAGCCGATGTACCACTATCCATATCCAATGCACCAGAGATGGTTACATTGTTGAACGTAGAAGTCCCAGAGGCAGCCGTTACGTTACCTGTGACATTGCCTGTCAAGTTACCAGTTACGTTACCTGTTACAGCACCTGTGTGAACCCCTGCTGTGTTACCAGTTACTGCACCTGTCAAACCACCAACAAAGCCTGTAGAGGCAGTTACTGTCGTTCCTGTAATAGCTTGGGCAGATGAGCCACCAATCACAGCACCATTGATTGTTCCACCAGTAATAGTGGCAGACGCTGATGTGAGTGGGCCTGAGAAGCCCGCAGTACCCGTCACAGTACCTGTCATGGTAGACGTACCAGTAACCGCTAAGTTACCACCTACAGTTACGTTGTCAGCAGCAGAACCATCTTGAAAGTTCTTCAACTGAGCCATCAATTGACGAATAGCGTTGTTGACTAAACTCGGAGCCATGCCCTCCGCTAAGTTAATACTGTTAATGTCAGTATTGCTATTAGCGGTACTGCTGTATTCTGAAATCTTGGTCTTTGCCATGTTAGTCCTTATTGGATACCCAAAAGATTACGCTGTTCTTGGTCTAAGTCTTCAATAGACAATAGACCCCTAGCTGTTGTTGGTGTAACAGCCCTAAATGGACTACCAATTGTTTGCGGAACTCCACCAGTACGCATCATGTTAGTCAAGTCCTCTACGCTACCTCTACGCATATTAGTAGCAGCCATACGAGAACCAGCAGCACCAATAGTCAAAGGAATTGCGACCATCGGTGCTACATAAGCACTACCAATACTAAGTCCAACTGGAATTGCGCCAGTAGGTGCAAAGCGTCCAAAAAACTTTAATAGATTTTGAGTCGTTCCACCTTTAGCGGCTTGCTCAATAGCAGCTTGCTCATCCTTGGTAAAAACTCGCATTTTCTTGTCATTCTTGGCAAGTTGACGTAATTGTTTAGCAAGTGAGTTTTCTTCACCAGACTGAGTAAATTTACTCTTATCTAGTTTAGCTTCGTTAAGCATATCCTCAAAGACTTCAGACTTCTTCATTCTTGAGTAAGCATTACGAGCCTCAGACCATAACTGAGTTGCGTTTTTCATATCCCCAGAAATAATTGATTCTTTAGGGACAGTCATCAAGTAATTATCGTATTCATCTAAAAGAATAGATGCCATTCGTCTTTCTTCTGGCTCAATACTCTTTTGACCAACACGAATCATCTTACGCAAAGCCTGAATTTCAGTCCAATCTTTAGGTTGAGCAGTAGCTGTTAATTCATCAATAGCACCAGCAACTTTTGGAAATCCAATTGGTGTATATCCTTCTTCTCTCAATCCTTTTGAAATCTTGTCCATTGCCTCAACAAACTCATCAGATTTTAATTGAACACCAGATTGTTTTAATTGGTCATATCTGTCTGTGGCAATTCTGTCTAATGCCTGAGAAGACAATGCTTGCTCTTTTTGAGGACGCTTAACGCTACCAGCAGCACCTGTTGCTAATGTGGTAGCTGCGCCATACAAAGGATTACCAGTAGCTTCTGTAACTGTTTGACCTGTCATAACAGCCGTAGGAGACACAATTGCTTGAGTCTTAGGCGCAACTGCTAGTTGCTCTGTAACTGCACGAGTCACAGGAGATGCGGCAGTTGTAGATGCTTTAATCAATGCAGGAATAGTTCTAGCAACTCCTGTCATTGCTTCTAATCCACCACCAACAACTCGCTCAGTTGGTGTTTGTGTCTCTGGCGCAGCAGGAACACCCGCTTGTGTCATCAAGTTTTGAATAGCTTGAGATGCTGGAATGAGACGCTTGTCAGTAAATGGAGAAGCAATTACGTTTAATAACGCATTGACAGCATCAGCAGCAGGAACAGCTATTGAGCCAGCAAGAGCACTTAATGGGCCTCCATACGAGCCAATACCTGCGCCAGCCAATGTTGGTGCTACAGCACGATAGACTAAGCCTGCGCCACGCTCAAATGATTCTTTAAGAGTCGGAGATTTTGGTTGAGCATTTTCCAACTCATACCTACGTCTAAACTCAAATTCTTCTGTTTCATCCATGATTAGCCCTTATTACCTTGTTGGGTAAGCCAATTTTTATATCTCTGCTCTTTATCAGGTGAATATTGGAATGGAGATGTTTCAGTTTGTTGCTTAGGTGCAACTGGCTCAGGCATTGGTGCTGTTTTAGAGCCTTTAACTTCAGCACGACCAGCCATAATTCCCAAATCTTGTTCAGCTTTTTTTCTTGCTCGTTCTTTAAGTTTTACAGTAGCCGCATCATCGCCGAACACAGGGAAGAATGTTTTGTTATTAAGTTCAACTTCAGGGAGTGTTGCAGCAGCACCAGTTTTAACACGCAAGTAAGATTCAGACCATTGGTTTGCTGCTTGCTTATATTGTTGAATCTTAGGGTCAATAACAATATTACCCATGCCACCAGCACCCATAAATTGAGCCTGATTTGTTCTATTTGCCATATCAACAGGGCCAAGCGATGAAATCGTATCAGACGCACCTTTCATTTGCTCTTGGAACAAACTTGCTTTACGTTCACTTTCTGATGACACATTTACATTTGTAACGGGACGCTTTTGCTCTTGTAAAACAAGATATGCTTTTTGTTCTTTTGGAGTTAATTTATTAAAATCTTTAAACTCTTTAATTGAACTAGCATCTGCATCAGGTGCTGTATAAAGAACGCTCATATTGTCTTTATCAAGAACAACATTGCCAACAGTTACAGTATCACGCTTCTTATTTCCAGCAACTAATTTAGGAGGCATACCAGCAGAAATCTCATAAAGCGCACCATTAACTTCTTTGTATTCTGGTTGCAAATCTTTAAGTATTTTTCTGCCTTCAGCAGAACCTACAAGTTGTGGCGCAGCACGAGCCAAATCAAATCTAGGCTCAGTTATGCCTTCACCTTGACGCTGACCCATTATGTCCTCACCATAAATCTCTTGAGGCTTGGTTGCAGCTTGGATAACACCTTGAATTCGTTGCTGTTCAGCTAATTGTTGTTGCTCTAACTTACGCTTACGAACCATGTCAGCCAACTGAACATTCTGTAACTGGCTTTGCAATGTGTCTTGCATACCACCCTTATAGGCTTTCTGACCTAGTTGCAAACCTTCAGCAATAGACTGACCAGTATTCCCACCTGCAAACAATCTACCAGCTAATGCGTAGAGTGCTTGTGCTTGTGCATCGTCACGATTACGAGCAATGTCAGTAGGTGACATACCCAACAGACCCATTGTGTCTGCACCGCTAGTACCGAAAATGTCTAATAGTCCAGCCATGTTAGATTCCTAATTGTGCCAAAGTAGCATTAGATGCAGCACCTAAACCACCAACATCAACAAAGTTGCTAGGAGTAGAACCAAAACTAGATAACCAA